AGCTTTTCAACCGGATAGGGTATGCTTATTTTATAAACATAGTGCGTAGTGTCGTAATGCCAAACTTCGGTTTTACTGTGCGTTGGCTGTTGGGGCTCTGGCCGGCTGCATTCCCTTTGCAGGAAAAGCAAGCCGATAAGCAGTAAGATGGCAATGTTTTGAAATGATGCAATATTTTTCATGGCCTGAATTCATATAGAGTTGGCAATCCGGTATATTTAAGATCAATATGCACCCAGCTTACTCCGGCTTCAATTCGGGTTAAGCCTAACTTTAGCAGTTCAGTGGCGTTTGCACGGATAATGTTTCGCACTGCCTCAGCACTTAACCCGGCTACATCAAAATCAACGGCCTTTCCGTCGCGGTGCATGCTTTTGGGGGCACCCACGGTGCAGGTCTTCGGGCGGTACCCGCGGTACTTGAATTTACCGCCTCTGTGCCAGTTATTGATGGTCATTGCGCGGTTTCCGCACAGAATGCGGATACGCTCCAGCACTTTTAGCAAACGCTGATCCAGCAATGAAACAGATCCGGGCCCCATGGCGTTAAATGTTTCAGGAGGTACCAGTTCCTGTAGTTCAAAATTGTCAGACACTTTCATGTTTCATTCCCTCCGCATAGTTTTTGTTCGACTTTTTTACTTCTGTAAATAATTTTGCATTCTCACTTTTTGAATCTCTCAATTGCTTTTCAAGAGATGCCATCTGCTTTTTCAGATCACTATTTTCTGATATGACTTTATCAAATTGGATTTTACGTTCCTCATTCTCTTTCTGAACCACTTCAAAGTCTTTGCGCATCTGTACGTTTTCTTCTTGAACTTTATTCAACTTTTCTTTCATGGTTTGATTTATCGACCTGAGATCTTCAATCTCAGCCATAAAGCGCTTTCGCAGATCTTCACTCAAATCGCGCCATATTCTTGCAACCTTCTCAACCTGGTCGATTTCAGTTGTCTGTACTTCAGCATTAATTTTGTCAACTTCTGCAATGTTGCTTTTGCGGGTAAGCACGTAGGTAATAATCGAAGTTACAGCCGCAGGAATGGTGATCAGTAGTAAGTCATTCATAGTCATTAAGAGCTTTGATGATGGATTTATCCTGTTTTTCATTAGAATCCAACAAAGTGTTTTTTATCGTCTGAGTTATTGTAAATTCCACCATCATGACCTATATCATCAGCGTAAGGAGATACTGAAAGCAGATCGGGTGTGTTTTTGATAAACTTAACCGCTGCATCCAGGTAGCTGCTCCCAACAATTGTATGATTGTCTGTTAAACGCACTACAATTTTTGTAAACTGATCCTTTTCCTTTTCGGGGATAGGATTGTAGGTGGCCACGGTAACCGTTTCGCCTGCAATCCTAAAAATAATAGACGGCAAAGCGTCGGCAATGGCCAGATGGGCCACTGCCGGCGCTACAAGATCGAGTAGTATCTGGTAGTTTGTATTGGTGCCGCCATTCAAAATGTAAGCTTTCAGTGCGCCATAAATCACCTCCCCAAGCGCTGGCCGCAGCTTTAGCATTTCTACATCTTTTATCATAGTACGCATAGCCATGTAGGTGCGGCGCGATTGGCCTATTTCTACATACTTCTGCATTTCAACGGTGTTGTTTATAATCAGATCACGGGTCTGGGTGTAAACGGCATTGTTTTCACTCCATTCCGGGTATTTTGATTTATTGATCTCTAAAAACAGGAGCAACGAATCAAGAGAGAAGTCAGCCTTTTCGCCATGGTACTTCTTGCGGTCGCGTTTCTGATAATCGAAAGCTGTTTTGTGGGTAGCGGTTTCCACTATCTGCAGGCCCTGTGAAGTTACCCTGCTGTCGCTGATGGTAACATAATCGAACATGGCATAGTGGGCAACCACCCTGATGCACTTTTTGAGCAGTATGGCGGCATCGGTTTCAGAAGTCACATTTGCGGATGCAGATCCACTCCCGGAGGCAGAAGCCGAACCTGAGCCCGAAGCGGAACCGCTCCCTGATGCATCGGCATTGGCCAGCGCATCAATCACATCATACATCGGTTGTCCAATGGCCGGCAATAGCACAAACTCTTCGGCCCACTCAACCGATGGTTTAATTTCGTCGAAGTTTTTGTGGCCGGTTACGTTGCCTACCTGCCCGATGAGGGTTTCTATGTCTTTTAAAATCATGGCCTACTCTGTTGGATCGTTTACACCTGATTTGTCTGTTTCCTGTTTTACAAGCTCCGCATCCACAATGTCCAGAAATACGCGTTTTTCTGGCCAGTTTATGCGGATGGCCCGGTTAATGTTGTCCAGTACCAGATACCTGGCAATAGGCGTACGCGTTTTAATGTGAAGGTTGTATGCATTCAGGACCTCTGAACCGGAGCTCATTTTTTCGCCAAGCTGTATGCATGCCAGTGATGGCTGTACCTGAACGGCGCTGGTAATAGCCTGATTGGTTTCGTTGAACAGCCGCAGGTTTGATTCGCTCATTTCCTTTTCACTGCTTTTAAGCTCAATAATTTCCCATCCTGCCATCTCCTTACCGTTGATGTCGGTAGTTTTAAAAGTATAAAAGGCTTTTCCGGCATTGTCGGCACCGGCAAGCATATTATCAATTTCGGTGAGTTTTTCTTGAAGCCATTTATCCAGCTCCGTCTGATTCCATTTCTTTATTTCCTTCAACTGTTTCAGCGCATCAAGAGGTATTTTGATGTGCCATTTTGCATTGATAGAATTTTGCATTCTTGCCAGGTGGAATGAAGGGATTTCGTTTGCCAGTGGCAGCCACTTATAAATTACGCCTATATAACCGGGATAATTGTAATACCTGAACCCAAACGATTTCTTACGCCTGTGGATCATTGCATTCTGGTACCTGGAAGGGTTGAGGCGGTCAAATACGGGGAGTGGCTTAAAATCCTTTTTGTCGGCCCAGTTTCCCATCACAATGTGTTCAAACTGGCCTTGACTATTCATAATTTCCAGGCGACACTCTTCCGTGTTGATGTGTTGCAGCTTTATAATTGGAACTGCCTTTTTGGTTTTGTTCACAACCATTTGTGTGAAGGTATTCTCCGTCCACACAAAATCAGTAAACTGATCAATAATATAGTCTATTGCATCCCAGCTTTCAAGCCAGTCTTCAATTTCGGGATCTATTACCGGTACTTTAATTTTTTTGTTTCCCGAAATAATAAACTGATTCAGTTCATACCCGCGACTATAAAGCATATCCACTTTAAAGTCCATCAGCCCTGGAAAAATATTGTTTTGGTAAAGGCTCATCAGGTGTTGAGGGAAAAGATTATCCCTGCCCCAGGATGAAATTTTAATATTATTGGCAGAAATTCCCTTGTCATCCTCTTTGAAAGCCGAAATACTTGCATTCAGCTTCTTTACGGTCGTGTTTGAGACGGCTCCCGGCTTAGGAGCAAAAGTATTGCCCACCTGGTAGGTTGCTTTCATCTTCGGGAGGATACCAGCGGTGCCATCTTGCGCCGACAGGGTGGATTTTATGGGCTTTACCATCTTACTGAATTTCCGTTGAATCTGGTAATTAGCCAGATGTGAACTGTTTTTATGTCGTTTGAATCTATTACCCGTATGCCGCGCTGCATGTTTTTCTTCATATTTTGCCTTACTGCTGTTTTGATGCAGTTTTTACATGAAACCTCTTCGCCGTTATGCAGCGGTTTTTCCTTGCTGTATTTCACAAACGAAATGGAGAATGGGACCAGCTCCCCCGAAGGAGACATGCTTTCGTCCATCAACCGCAATGCATCGCGCAAGTGAATTGTTTCTGCCATGCCACAAAGATGTATTTGAAGTGACGAAAATAAAAGGACAAAAAAAATACCCCCGGAATTCGGGGGTATTGGCACGGGGTAATCAGGGAAGCTAATCAAACGGAACAGGCAAATTGCGCACGGTAGGCTCAAGAAAGTTTGTTTCCCGGTTCAGGCTTATTTTATGTATAATCCAGAATCGATTTTCACAGCTAAAGTCTTCAGAGTAGTTAAGGTTTACATTGCTCGTTGCAGTCTCTGGTGGCTGAATAACATCCTTGCTAACATGCAACTCAGCCGGTAAAGCTTCGCAAACAACAGCAGGATAAACGGCCGCTGAAAAATGATAGATGACTACTACATCGACCTGGGCATTCACAACAGCCACCTGACTGTTTTCGATGACCAGGTTAAAACAGGCATCACCGGGTGGAGCATTTGATTGTGTGTAATCTGCTTTCTCAGCAGCCATACCGGCAAAGCCAATCAGGAGCATTGCCAGGATAGAAAGAAATCTCTTCATAAATTTGATTTTGGTTAGTGAATAATGGTTGAACAATGAGATGACAAATATGCAAACGAAACAGAAAAATTAAAAGGACAAAAAAAACCGGCACGTGGGAGAGTGCCGGGGCGCATTTACGTGGAGGCAAATGCAGAAAGAAATAACTTAATTTGAAATATCACCTTCAGCGGCTTTATTCTTAAAAAACTCATGCGCATCTTGTAGCACCTCACTAAAATCATCCGTTGTGTCATAGTTCTCAATCACTGCAAAAGTAGCGGGAATGGTTTGCACCACCTGAATAAGGCAGGCTGGGTAATGCGTATGAAGAATAAACAATTCCTTTTGCGAAACATCTGGCGCAAACAAAAACTTTGGAACATCCAGGCTCCGCACCTTTGTTTTCGAAACATCATCTTCCGGAGCCTGTAATTCAAGCCGCACTCCAACAGCTTCACCCAATCTAATGAAGTTTTCAAGGGTAGGCATATATCTTCCCGAAAACATACGGTTAACATTTGGCTTAATAAAGCCAGAACGTTTTGCAATTTCCTCATCAGATAATCCATTATCCTTTGCAATTTGCTTAAGAAATCGAAGCATTAACTTACCGGCTTCTCTGTGTTTGTCGTTCATATTACTTTTGATTTTGAAAATTCCTTGTTTTTAAAAAGTTCAGCCAATCCGCTAATCTGTTTGAGCCTTAATATTTCATCGGCGTCCATGCCAATGTGTTTCATAATCCAGGCATCGCCCATCCCGGCCTTGGTAAGCTCTCCCACAATGTTTACCATCAGTTCAATATCATGAGATCCACGCGCACGGTTATGGCGGATGGTACTGGCCATTCGGTTGCTGATATCTTTCTCAATCACCACCACCGGCATCATTCCACCTTCCCTCTCATATATTTTACGGTTTTTATTCATAATTGAATAGCGATGGAAGCCGTCCACGATCTCATAGATATCTTCATCGGGGAGATAATAACAGACAATTGGCATGGTATATCCATCCTCCCATATTGACAACTCCAGAAGCTTCATTTCAGGTGGAGCTACTGCGTTGGGATTGTAACTGTTTGCCCTTATTCTCTCAATTGGCACAGGCTTTATCTTGTATACTGGCGATTTCATAACAGTGATTTGTATTTGGTCATTATATTCGATCTTCGCTGCAATTCCTGCTTTGTAAGTCCAAAGCCAAGAGTTTTGCAGGCAGTATCATTCTTCATTATTGCAATGCACATTCTTTTATATGTCGGAAGTAAGTTTGGATTCTTTATGTCAATTTCGTCCAGATATTCCTTAAACTTAATCACCCTGTATTCGGTGGTATAGTTCCGCTTATTATCCGGAGCTCCCAAGTCTTCAAATTTCAGATCATCATCAAGCTCGTCGGCAACGTCGGTCGGCAGTGCACCGCCTTTGTCAAGCCAGTAAGCAAATGATACTTTTAGCTTCCGCAGATAGTTTTCCCGGGTATCTTCCGGGAGGGTATCCAACAGAAAATACATATATTCCTTCCATGTGAAGTGATCAGGTTTTTTGATGGTATTCCAACCCATGGCCGTGGTGCCGCCATACAGTCCAGCGAAATTGACACCATTGACCCTGCCTATAAGCTTGCCCCAGTTATTGGGATCTATCACCTTATAAAGTTTCAGGCTCTCAGTTGCACAATCATTAAATGGACTGGCAACCCTCATTTGATGAACACCTAAACCCGATTGATACATCAAATCATAAAGTTTGTTATAATCAAACTGCAACCGGTAATTGGCAATCCACACATCTTCAACCAACCAATCATAAATTGGATAGGCATTAATACAATTCGCAGTAATCAGCGTGGTATAGTTTTTCGACTTATACTCATTCTTGTCGCTAAACTTATTCACTGCCTTATACCTGTGTAGGCTCTCCTGTGTTCGTATACCGATCAGGAAGCAGGTTTTTTTCTGCTTTGAAATAGCTTTCGCAAAACGGATATTAAATTCATAATCTGCAACCTCATAATCAAACGCAAAGGGGAAATTATCTTCATGAATGCAGTTGGCAGGCAAGTCGCGGCACCATATTTCCCTTTCCTCCTTTTTCCATGGCTGCCAGTAATTCTGAAACATGCTGGTAGCGCATTGTGCCTTTATTGGCAGGCAAACCCAATACTTTGTAATTTCATCGGGCAAACATTCAAATGTGCGGGTAACATAATCGGTTGTCATCTGATATTGAGCTTCATAATCCATGTGGTAAACACCCACCTTATGAAGCTGCTTGGTTTTCATTGCATAATCAATGGCCAGGTTCATCATCACGCCACTATCCTTGCCTCCTGAGAATGAAATAATTACCTGATCAAATTCATCGAACAGAAACTCAATGCGCTTTATTGCGGCCTCGTAAACACTCATAGCACCACCTCCAGTTCTTTTTTTGTAATGCCCTTTAAGTATTCTGCCTGCGATGTTTTCTTGTTAATGTTAGAATCGATAAGGCTTTCAAGACCAACATTACCCGTTAGGTCCCAATAGCGGCAATCATATTCCTGCCCCGATCGGTAGTTCCTGCGGCTTCCCTGATGGCGAAGTGCATAATCCCAGTGCTTATCAAAGAATATTGTATAGGGTAAATGTTGCAGGTTCATGCTCAGGCTCTCTTTCTGGTAGCTGAGCACCGTTGCCTTTTTATAATATTTCCGGCAGGCTTCCTGGCTATCAATATACTTGCAATATATAATGTGCTTCTCTTCCGGATATTTCTTAAAATGCTCATCCAATGCTTCAAACTTCCCGGAAGTGCAGCTATAAACATGCTGCATTTTTTGGGTCATCTCTAAAAAGATGTTATTGTTTTTATACATCAGCATTTCATTGTCCAGATACTTGGTTTTCAAAAAGTAATACTGCTCAAGAGATTCAGCATCTATCGCATAATGCAACTCATTCCAATACTGCTTAACATCCAGTTTAAGATTGCATTCATAAACATAGTGCTTAATCAGCGAATACAAATAATCAATATTCTCATAACCGGTTATAAACTCCTTTGTGTATTGCTTTCTCCCGCCAAATGATTTAGTAATCTTCGTCCACTCACAAAACGTATTCTTAAATTCGCTCAGTGGCATTTCCAGTATTTTTGGAGAAAGAAACTCCATCTGGCTCCATAAATCAAGCAGGTTTCTGGTGATGGGAGTTCCATTGAGGATCAACTTATACTTAGCGTGCTGCCCAATATTAAGCATTCGCCTGGTACGTTTAGCCTCAGCATTTTTTATTTTGATGCTTTCATCAACAATAATAAACGAGTTTGCAGCTTTTTGAACTTGATCTAAAAGTTGCAAATATACCCGATCAGAACCTTGAACGCTTTCAACGCCCGTATAAACAACCTGGCAGTTAAAGCCTCCCCATTTATTTACTTCATCAATAATGGACGGGAGCCCATTTAATGGTTTAATGGATCTCAATGGACCAACCCATGCCACCAAGTCAATATCAGGCACCGAATTAGCCAGTTCAACCGCAGGCCGTGTTTTACCGGTGCCCGCTTCCATAAACAAGGCTCCAACCTTGTAGTGTTGGAGCTTGTCTTTTGCTTGCATCTGATCAGCGAATAAGGTCTGCATGAGGCTCCGTGTTTTGGGGTTCAACTCTTTCAGGCTTATGCTTTTCAATATGATAAGTAGGCAGCATATTGCCATTCTCATCAAACCAGGCTTCTTTCTTTGCCGAATACTGAAGATTCTTCTTCTCAAGTATCCATGCTGCAATCCAATAAGCTTCTGATTTCACAACATCGTAGTCGCGGCCAAATACCTGACTTTTGGGAAGGATATCTTCTGAGCCATCAAAGGCTGTGGCCTTGTAGGCCCGGTCAGATATACTGACCAGGCTTTCAAGGCGAACGGAGTAGCATTTAGTTTTCATTGATAAACTTATTTAGGATATCAATAAGATTTTTGCCCTCATCCGTAATTAGCGTTTCGCCATCAAAATGGGTATAGTATTCATCCAGATATGCATAGTATCCAGTTGGATAACTGTATTTATACCAATATCCTCTCTGCCCAATAGTAATTACGAATTGTAATCCTGATCGGTGTCTTAACTCAACACATGATTTTGATTTTGCACTTAATATTTTAAGTAATTGCTGACCAATGGTATTTTCAATCTCTGCAACCTTTTCTTTGGCGTCATTTATTCTTTTGGCATATGCAGCTCTGTCTGCCAACACTTCTTCTACAGTGTTAAATTTGGTTAGATAAAAATCTATCTTTCTATTGCTTATCCCAGTGGTCCTTATGCACTCTAATCTATACCCATTTAGTACCGGAGATATGTTTTGATTGTATGCTCCCCAAGGAACCCATTCTGTATTGATAATGCATTCCAGATTTTTAATAACATGTGGATTACAAGTTAAGCCTGGTAAGGTGTCAATCCATTTTTTAACTTCTTCTACACAATTGCTTACAATAATTTGATTTTGATACTGAAATACTACTTTATTTGTTTTCATGATGTTGATGCCGTATTGTAACTGTTGCCGCCAGCGTTAAATGATGATGTAAAAGTAATATCAAATTTGATATTATGCAAATATTTTAACATTTATTAACATTTGTTAACATTTGCTATGCCTTGCCCCCACATACCACTTACTTGCATCGGCCAAAGCATTGGCAATTTGCTTATCGGTAGCGTTGTAGACTTTAACAATTTCCAAACTAAATGAGTTGCCTGGCAAATGAACCACTCTTATGAGCAGTTCTCCGCTTCTTGTACACAAAATAAAAAGCTCTTTAGCCTTTAAAAGAGGATTTTCGCACAATAAGAATCTTGGTGTTTTAGAATTTTTCATAACTGAAGTACTTTAAGTGCTCAAATTTACTCAATCTTCAAATCAATAAAGTTTATAAAGTGCGAAAATAACAAAGGTATATATCCAAAAACCATATTCGCACTTTATACCAAACCGGGGGGAGCTGCAACCATTTCCGACCGGCGCGAGGAGGAACGACGAGCGACGGGCGGAAATGGTTGCAGCGGGGGGGCTAACCCCACCCGCTTGCAACCATTTGTAAACGGCTATACCGCTTTGTTTATCGCTTTATATAGTCGCATTGCTTTTTTTTCAATCTCCCGCTCTGGTTCGGTTTTGATGGTAATCTTTCCATCTTCAACAAAAAGATAAACGAGCGTGTTTGGCAGAAAGCCGGCATTCTCCAACCAAACCCCCTCCAGCCTGAGAATTGGGTAAATAGTTAATTCCCTGTACTTGCGTGGTCTGTATCCGGTGCCAATGGTAAGGCGGCGCATTGTTACATCTCTCATGCTGCCCTCCTTTCTACCTGTGCATTTGAGAAAAGATAGCAAAGGGGATAAAACTTATCTTTGTTTGTTTCCTCGGTTTCGTCTGGTGCCGGGTCTGTTGCCTTCAATTTGCGGGGGCTTCCCCACACGGCAAAGGCCTTACTACCTTTTTTCACCTTATACCCTTTTTTATTCCACTCATGTAGGGTGTTGAATTTCTCGTTTTCTTTATCGCGGTAAAAAACTTCTATTACTGCCTCATTAACAGTGTCGAACTGTTCAGACTGCACAAGCGGTTTAACTTGCTTGCTCATTTCTCTGAGGGCATCCCGCTTTTCTTTATGATCTGTTTTTGTTTCCATGTTTCAAAAATTAGGCCGGCAGGCGGTTAGCCTGCCAGCCGGTTCATAAATTAGGCGGTTAGTTTTTGTTCCACATTTTCAATCCGGCGTTGAATGTTTGAAGTGCAAATCTCAACCATCTGCGCAACGGCTTGCGGGTCCTTGCTTGCAAAGCTTTTCAATCCGTCTGAACTTAGGCGCAAAGTTGCTTCGTCTCCGACTTCTGCGGCAAACTGTTGCAATTTTTCAAGCTGCATTAACAGGTTGTCGTGTTGTTCTGCGAGGTATTGGGTTTCCTTGGCTTTCATCTTAATCTCAGAAATGGAAATGGGCTTTTTTGGTTCCGGTTGTGGAACCGGTGCCGGCTCTTTTTTTTCGGTTTCCGGTTTCAAAACTTGCATCACGTTTGCCGGGGTGGTGGCTTCGTGGTTTTCGGTTTGGCCTGTGGCCTTGGCTGCCAGGTCGGCTGCCTTTTTTGCTGCTTTATTCATAATTATTGCCCTGTTTTTATTCTGCTGGGACTGCAGGTTTTTGTTAAACAATACGCTAATATACAACACTTTACGCAAATATCCAAATAAAAAAGCACTTATTTTTAAAAATAATTCATTTTAATACGCTGTATATCAATACAATACAAAGTATTTATAATTTATAACCATTCTAAATAACAGGCTACAGGTAAAAAATATTTGTTATTTCGTGCGGCCTCACTTGCTTTTTTCCAAAATCCGGCATTTTTCATGCCGGAAGAGTACACTCAAAT